CTAACGCGCTGGATTGTGGAATTGCTGAGACGCACCTCATTGGCGACGGAAAAGATGCTATCATTATTTTGGTTTTTGATATGTCTCTTGTTAACGATAACCTTGGCGAGCTGGTTGATACGATTGCTCACGAAGTTAGTCACGCTGTGGATCATCTGGCCGAGCATATAGGTGAAGAGGATAACTTTGTCAATGAGACCCGGGCCTACCTATCCGGTCACTTAGCCGGCCAGATCTTTAAGATCTGTTTACATGAGAAAGAAAAACATGCTAGAAAAGCAAGTGGAAAGCTACTTAAACAAAAAAGTAAAAGAGTCAAAGGGCCTGAGCTTCAAGTGGATCAGCTCAGTGTCGGGGGTACCGGATCGTCTAGTTTTCCTAGCGGGGCAGGTGTATCTAGTGGAGCTAAAGACTTTGACTGGCAAGATATCTCCAAGGCAGACGATAGTTTTTTCCCAACTAAATGAACAGGGCTTTGAGGTACAAATCCTAAGAAGCAAGGAGCAAATTGATGATTTCATCAACAAAGCTACAACACCTTAAGGCATACCTAGGCAACGCAAGGGCCAGGTCCATTAGGGACAATGTCCCATTTAATCTCACGCTTAAGGACCTAGTAGACATTGCAACCGATGTGTGCCCCATATTTAATACACCATTTGTATGGGGCGCGTCGGGGCTGGGTAAGGGAAAGACCCGCCTCGATACCCCCCAGCTAGATAAGATACACCCCGAGATTGGGTACGTCGTTGGTAACATCGCGTTTATCAGCAGCAAGGCAAACAAGATGAAGGACAATGGGACAATGCAGGACCACTACGACATTGCAGACTGGATATGGAATCAAACACATGCTAAAAAGAACACAGCTACACCAGTATCAACAAGACCTAATCAACAAGGCGATATCCGTACGAAACATGGGACTTTTACTTTGCCCAGGTTTGGGGAAAACAACAACCGCCCTGACGATCATAGCGGAACAATTCGTGGGGAAGACACTAATCATAGCACCCAAGCGAGTAGCAGAGACGGTATGGGATGCCGAGGTGAAAAAATGGGACCATCTAAAGCACCTCAAAGTCAGCAAGATAATGGGAGGCCCAAGCCAAAGACTAGCAGCATTAAATTTGGAGGCAGATATTTATTTAGTTAACCTTGAAAACGTAGCGTGGCTCTGTGGCCTTTCAGACAAGTTAGTGTTTACTAACTTAGTAATAGATGAATCGTCCAGATTTAAGGACCCAAGCACCAAACGATTCAAGGCGCTTAAGAAGCATTTAAAGGGCTTCTCACGGCGTTTAATCCTCACTGGTACACCTACCCCTCAGGGCATGCAAGATCTCTGGTCCCAGGTGGGTATATTGGACTTAGGAGAGCGTTTGGAGACTAGCCTTACCCGCTTTAGGGACAAATACATGACGCCGGATCAAATGAACCGGCACACCCGGGTGGTGTACTCATGGAAGTTTAAGGCCGGATGTGATAAGATTGTACAGGACAAAATATCAGACATCTGTTTCTCACTTAAGGCAGAGGACTACCTGCAACTACCCGAATGTACCTATGTATACCACAGTATATCTTTTGACCCACAGGTAAGGAAACAATACGATGAGCTTAGAAAAGAGATGGTTGTCGACATCAAAAAAGAAAAAATCACAGCCCCAACAGCGGCGGCACTCGCGAACAAGCTCCTTCAATTTACATCAGGCGCGGTCTATGACGAGCAGGGGGACACGCATGAAGTCCACCGCTCTAAGCTGGAATATCTTGAGTCGATCATGGAGGAGAGCTCCTCTCCTACGCTGGTGTTCTACCACTTCAAACATTCCCTCCAAAGACTACGGCTTCAGTTTCCACAGGGTGTGGTATTGGATGATGACAACATTGAGGCGTGGCGTAGAGGAGAGATCCGCATGCTATTTGCACACCCACAATCTGGAGGCATCGGGCTCAATCTTCAGTGCAACGTTGGTGATACAGCGCAGACAGTCTGGTTTGATCTCCCATGGAGCTCAGAGAACTATATACAGGCAAATGCAAGGATATACAGACAAGGACAGACCAAGCCCGTTATTATACACCACCTAACAATGTCTAATAGTATCGACGAGCAGGTGGTCAAGGTACTGGACGGAAAAATAAATTTGCAACAGGCCCTTCTAGACACCCTGAATTTTGCATTAATATAGTATGAAAACAAAAACCAAGCACAAGATCAACGCTATTGCCCCCAGGCTTTCGGATGAGGACATTGACCCCCTTGAAAAAGAGGATAGCGTTGAGCCCAACCCACCGATACTTGAGGGGTGGCTGCCTTGGAACCCGGAAGATGTAAGTGATATCCGAAGAATGATATCAGATGTTTTGCCAACAAAACAACAATTTGTATTAGAGGCGTTTTTAGATGGATTAAATTATGCTGACGTTGGGGTAACAGAAAAGTATTGGAGGTATCATTTCTTTAAGGGTGTTGAGTTCATTAAAAAGGAATTAAAGCTATGACTCATTTCATTGTGGAGCACAGATACAGAGGCAGTTATGTTATGGAGACAATTTGCGGTGTGGAAGATATCGACACTAGCATGTATAAAGATTTATTGGGGCTCTGGGTATGTGATAGCCAGGAAGAGCTACAGATCATGGAAAAACAACTTAAGGAGCTAAGACATGCACGATCCAGTCAACCATCCTAAGCACTATACAGAGCACCCAAGTGGCGTTGAGTGTATTCAAATCACAGAGCACATGGAGTTTAACCTTGGTAACGCACTAAAGTATATCTGGCGATGTGATCTAAAGAAGGACGCGGTAGAAGACCTACGCAAGGCGCAGTGGTACATTGGCCGGGAGATTGCAAAACGAATTAAAGTAAACAAACAAGAAGAGGAGTGTGGGAAATGAAATTAGAATTAGATAATGATTTTACAGACGAGATTATAAGATCTGGTCTAGCAGAAAGTTATGTCAGTGTCTCAAGTATGATGAAAAATGGCGATGCTTGGCATGAGGATGACATTGCTTCATGGGAAGTACTACTCCCAGCAATTAAGATAGTCGGTGGTTGGTATAGCGTTAACTTTGACGCAGATATTAAAAAAGCTAAGAAGAGGATGAAATGAACCCAAAAATTGACCTAGAATCTGCCATTATGCTGGCGTGGCAAACTAGTGAGGATATCAATTTATTGTTCAAACATTACGGCGATCACCCTGTACCAATGAGCGAAGATGATGTACTAAACGCATTACTTGGCATTAAGACCCTCCACGACATGCGCTGCGAGTCCTTAATGGATATGTATTGTCAGAAGATGGAGCTTAACCAGTACTGCACAGACCCGAAGCAGTTAGAAGCAAGATATGAAATGTTTGGAATTAAACAACCTAAGAAAGGAAGTAAAAAATGACTGATACAGTCGACGTAGCAGCAACAGAAGTAGACCCATTAGAGAGCAAAATTTTAACATTGAAGTTTAGTGTTAAAGATATTAACGCCATCTTGAATTTGTTAGGCACCTTGCCGTTTGTTCAATCTGTTGGTTTGATCAATGCCATACAGGCACAGTGCGCACCACAGGTAAATGAGGAGGCCCCAAGTGAACCTCAAGCAGCTGCTTAAACACGCAGGAATTAGCAACAATATCATCAAGGAAGTAGAGCGAAAAGCTGAGCGAACCAACGCCCAAAAGGAGCAGGAGCACCAGGAAAAAGCGCTGGCAATGACCAAGATGATGCTAAATGACGCGTTAAGGTACCGCAGGGAGCATGGCGATAAAACGCCACCCTCGGCACCTAAAAAGACTATCATTCTGCCCGGTGATTTTTAGGGCGGAATGGTGCGGTTTTTTGCATTAATATAGATAGGACTAGCTGTGAAGCTCTCCGAGCTGTAAAGAAAGCTAATGGCCCCCTGGAGCCATCATAGAATCCAGGCACCCCACAATAATTAGAAAAATTATGACCACAAAAAAACCATCACCAAATAAAAAAATGTTCACTGAGGAAATGGCTAAGACCGTTTTGGAACTCGGTAAGCAGGGCGCATCCCAAAAAACCATGTACGCCGCAATTAATATCAGTAAGGCCACCGCAGCTAAGTGGAAAAAAGAGGATCCGGAGTTTGCTGAGGTACTAGACCTAGCAACTACCTACGGGCAGGCGTTTTGGGAGATGATGCTACTAGCTAACATTGACAATAAAGCCTTTAATTCTAGAGTTGCTGAAGTGGCCTTAAAAGGACAATACCCAGACGACTACTCACAACGTATGGATATCAAGCAGGATATTAAAAAAGAAGTTGTGGTAGATTTTAACGGTGAAATAGCTGCTTTAATTAAGGCATTAAAAGAATAAATTCCGCCCTACCTAAAAAATAAATAAAAAGGCACCTCAAAAGGGTGCCTTTTTTGCATTAATATATGTACGACTAATCAGACACGAAAGACTAAATTGACAGCACATGCGCTTTTATCCGCTTCAGGCTCCAAAAGGTGGCTATCCTGCACCCCCTCGGCCAGACTTGAGGCCACACTACCAGAACAGAAACGAAATACCAAGGGGATTGATTTCTCTGCGGAAGGTACACTGGCACACTCACTTGGCGAAATACGCCTACGACTTCAATTTAATCAAATAGGACACGACGAATATGACCGCGAATACGAAATCATCAAGACGCACCCGATCTACAAAAACTACTCCCCCATTGAACGAGACGATTTCGAGGCCAACGTTGATAACTACGTTCTTTATGTCCGGTCTCAGATTGGAGACGGCGATACACCTTTATTTGAGCAGCGTGTGGACTTCAGTGATTGGGTTCCTGACGGATTTGGTACGGCCGATGTGGTTATACTTTCTAAGCACACCATTCGCGTCATCGACCTCAAGTTCGGAAAAGGCATTCCGGTACATGCGCAAGATAACCCGCAGCTACGACTTTACGCACTTGGAGCCTACTCCAAGTTCAAAGAAGAGTTCCCGGAAATCCAAGAAGTCAGTTACACGATACATCAACCCCGACTTGACAGTATCAGTACCGATGGTACCAGCATCCGTAAACTTATCGACTGGGCCGAGTACTTTGTCAAAAGCAAAGCCAAGAAAGCGTGGGGCGGTGCCGGTGAGTTCCTCCCCGGTGAGTGGTGTCAGTTCTGCCGCGCAAAAGCGCAGTGCCGCGCCCGGTCGGATTTTAACACCGAGCTCGCCCGTCAAGAGTTCAAAGCCCCGCCCCTCCTCACCGAAGAAGAAGTCAGCGAAGTCCTCGCCAAAGCTCAAGGGCTAAAGACATGGTGTAACGATGTAGAAGAGTTTGCTCTAAGTCGTGCTATTAATCAGAACATTGTTCCACCAGGGTACACACTCTCCACCACAAAGACACACCGTAAGATCTCTGACAGCGCCCTAGCGGCCGTTGTGCTAGTTGAGAGGGGTATGGACCCACAAACGATTTGGGAGCCCCAGAAGCTCAAATCAATAGCTACACTGGAGAAGCTGGGACCTAAGGGGCAGGTCGCCGCGTGGTTAGGTGAGTTGATCCTACGACCAGAAGGTGAGCCAAAACTGGTACGGGCTAAGGAAGATGCTAAGGAGGATTTTGTATGATTTATGTACTTTACGCTTTATTGGTTCCAATCAATTTATTGGTGACATTGCTTGCCGTTATACTGGCGCCAGTGTTGCCATTGTTTGCAACCCCCCAATATGGTTGGTGTGGTAATCATAGCTATGAGGCAGTGGAGCCACGTTTGCCTAGTTGGTTAGGCTGGTTTATGACGCCAGATAATTCACTCAATGGTGACGCTACTTTTCAAACAATGTTTCCCCCAGGCCAATGGTGGTCACAAGTCCATTGGCTATGGCGTAATCCAGCGTATAGCTTTGGTCTTAAGTATTTAGAAACCCCCTATGAATGTAGTGTTCAAGGTGACAAGACTATTAAGGACAATGACAATGCAAAAGCAGGATGGTGTCTGGTACACGCTAATGGGCTATTTCAATTTACTCTTATTACCCCTGTTGGCTTTGCTCGTTGTATTTATATTAATTTGGGTTGGAATATCCGTGCTTTGGTCGATGATAACGTCCAACCAAATCCTGATCCGTACCAGGCCACGTTCTCATTTTCGCCAAGATTGAGTGGTTTTAGATGAGTACATGGCTAATAGCAGCAATGGGCGCGGTATACTTCTACATAGCCTGTGAACAGTTCTGGAAGGGTAGTATAGGCACTGGTATCATGTTCCTAGGGTATGCAATTGGAAATATTGGGCTCGTAATGGTAGCTAAATAAGGAATCAATATGCAGGTTATTTGTTATGACACGGAGTTTGATGTTCCGGACCTGCTAATCGACCAGTTTATGAAGGACTTTGATGGTCTCCCTGGAGGCAAACACCGAGAGGGTGTCATGCAGATCAGGGGATCCATTGAAGAAATTTTAGAC